GAATGTCTATTTTTTCAAAAATCAAAAGATTTAGACTATCAGCCTCACTCAATAAATGGCGTTATGGCATTCATTTTTGCTGTACGTTAGGTTCTATAAGGGTTTCCACCTAATGTGAGCCACATTAGGTCCACATTAGGAAATTAGGTTTTCAGCTAAAACAGCCCTTGGTCCTTTGACTATGGGATATTTGCTGTTATATCATTACGACCATGGAAGCTGAAAAGAAGATTTCAGAAAAAGCCAGACGCTTTGCCCACGAATACGTGTACAACGATGGCAGTAAAACTAAAGAAGAGTGCGCTCTTTCAGCCGGCTACTCTAAAAGTTCTGCAAAAAGCAGAGCATCCGAGTTAACCAATCCAAGAAAATACCCCGCAGTTGTTCGATACATCCAAGACTTACAGGCTGAGGTCAATGCAAAGTTTGATGTTTCTTACGGCAGACACATAAGAAAGCTTGCAGAGATTAGAGATTGTGCTTTGGACAAAGGCAACTACACCGCAGCCGTAGCCGCAGAAGTACAGAGAGGCCGAGCAGCCGGCTTGTATGTAGATAGGAAAGAAATTAGAACTGGTACGCTTGAGTCTATGTCCGAAGATCAGTTAATTAAGAAAGTAGATGGGTTGCTTGCGGATGTTATACCTTTGTTGGATAGACCAAAAGAATCGCCTAAAACTATCGACCAGACCCACACGATAGTTCGTAAAGATTAATCCTTTAATATTTTACCCAAGCCGAGCGTGTAGCTATGTACTTGCTTGTCGCTGTCTTTAGCTATTAACTTAAAGCCGTCAAAAGATATAACGGTGTAGCCTTGTTTTTGTAGATACTCTTTGAACTGACTAAGTGACGACCACTCCTCTTTGAGATAAGGCTCGTTTTGTTTCTCTTCCAAAGTGTACGGTCTGGCAGTCAATACGCTTTTGATGTAGTTTTTAACGATTACATTCAAGTCGGCCCGTGTTATCGCCTTGTTCTTTTTGTAATACTTTTGCCCTAAATTAAGTCGTTCTTCGTCTGTTAGTTCTATGCCTACGTTTGTTTTCATGCTCGTCCCTCGTATCTGTTTTCTTCTGTCCATTGTAAAACTGTTCTTGCTCGTAATTTTGGATCCGTTATCGTGTACAACAAAACAATCTCATTAGCTTTGTTGTAGCCTACAAAAGTTCCGTCCTCGTCATAAATTTTTACAGCGTAGGTATCGTGTGTGTATTTAGCCATCAGTTTTCCTCAAAAGTTATCGTAAAGGTTTCGCCTGTAGGGCAATCGTGATGAGCACATCTAGCTAGATAGACATTTTCTTTATCGGTATCTGCAATTACAAAACTATAATCTGTATCACTAGGAACAAGCTCTCTCCATACTTGGTGAACATCAACAAGTGTAAAAGTTTTTCCGCCTGTTAAATTTCTCCAAGTCAAATTTTTACCTTCAACATAAACTTGTTTTTCTAAATGTTTAGAAAAATGTTCATCAATATCATAAGTAAAATCCTCAAATTCGTACTCGTCTGAGTAAGGTTCTAATTCTGCTATTATCATGCTTCCTCCTTTACGCTTAGAAAAGCGTCATTTACAGCTTCGTGTATTAAGACCAAGCATTTGTCCTTATGTCCCTCGGCTTTGTAAAGTAAAGCGGTTGCCAAAGAATTTGCCAGCAAGTAAGTCCCTTCGATGGGGTTCATGTCCTTATCCTCCTTATCGCATTTCTTAGCATAGTCCTCCATGCTTTTAGCTATCAATTTAAAAGCTAGTTTTTCGTTACTCATTGCGTCGCTCCTTGTTCTTCGTCTGTGTCGTTCATTTGTACTACGAAATGGCGATAGCCTGTGCCTTCCATCTCTTGATAGGTTTCGTGATCTCCTATATCCCTTTCAAAACCTTCTGGCAAAAAATCAATGTATCTTTCTGCTAGCTGTAAGCTGTCAAATACGGATATGTTTTCAATAGACTCTTGCCAAAAAGTTATGATGACGTGGACGTATTGATCGTTTTTGTCCGTTAGATCAAACACTTTGTCAAACTCTGCCCAGAGGTCTTTCTTTGATATTATTTCTTCAGTCATGCTTGTCTCTCTTGAGCATTTGTATCTCTTCTTTGTAGTCTCTGCCTTGCAACTCACAAACTTGCTTAAACGTTTTAGCCTTAGCCATGTGTTTAAGATCAAGTAGCATGTCCTCAAAACATTCAGATAAAGAGTCGTGAAAAAGCATTTCCATAATGCTTTTTGATCTGTCCTCTATCGCTTCTCTAAGTTCTTCTTTTGTCATTGTCCCCCCTGTAATTCATCATGCGGAAAGTAATCCTTGACCTTGTACACGCCTGTAACAGCTACTATTTCTTCGTGTGGATAAATAGGTAATCCGTCATGTATGCAGATGCTTTTCCCCGTTAAATCTTCTAGGTTGTTGATATCGCTAAACTCCTCAAATTCAAAACAGGCATAGACTTGTAAATCTATTTCTGCGACATAAGTATCTTGTTCTTCTATATCCCAATTTGAAAAGTCTTTTCCAAACTTGTCATCTGCCAAAGCAATCAAAAGTCCAAAACCATCGCCTACGAGATCGCACTCAAGCACTAAGCTGTCAGTTTGTTCTTGTCTGTTTGTAAAAATTACTTCTTGCATTTGTCCCTCCTCTTGTTCCTTGCTCTTTCGTTATCTGCTTTCAGTCTGGCAATCAAAAATGGATTGTCCTTAACTTTCTTGTTTGCCCATTCTACATCTTGAACAAACTCGCTTGTTAGTTTTTGTAAATTGCTAACAGCTTCTTCAAGTTGAAAGAGCGTGTGTTCTAGTTCGTTGTTTTTATCTTTCATTATTTACTCTTTAGTTTTGTTTAAAGCATCTATACATATTTTGATGCTTTCTACATTTAAATATTCTCTTAAATTTACTTCATATTTTTCTTCATACTCATCAAAATTAAGCGTGTCTTTGTTGCATCTTTTATAGATAAACTCTTCCAAGTCCTCCCATAAAAACCCAATTAGTTCGTTGTTTTTATCTTTCATTATTTACCACCTGGAATTTTTCCTATAGCAAAAACATTTCGTTGATTTATCTGTGCTATGCCATCTGCTAGTGCTTGTTTTTGTTTAACATTAGGAATGGTTATTTGCCAAAGTTCTTCGCACATTTGATGATAGGTTTCTTCTTCGCTTAATCCATGACTAAGTAGTTCAACAATCCTATCATTAGGGTGCGGAAGATTATTTATATTAAGTTCTGGAATATTTTTCATTGTTAAGCCTCTCTAAAGTCCGGAGCAATAATTCCATATCCGCCAAAGTCGCGATACATGAAATCAAGATTGTTATTAGTAAAACTAGAAGAAAATTTAAGGGCGTAGCCTCTAGGGTCGCCATTGATGTAAATATTCTCTTCACTTGTGCTTAGTATTTGAGAAACTTTAGATAATACTTTATCTGTTTCTCTTTTCCATTGGTCGCAGTCAATATCGCCATTGCAGTATTGCTCGGCTAGTCTGTGAGTTTTATTCTCTAATCTAAATAACTTCTTACATAAAGAAACATTATCAAGATCAGTGTTAAATAAATCATTGAGGCGTTGACCGTGTTGATTTATTTGGTTATACATTTTTTCTTTTTTAGTCATTGTGTTTTTCTCCGTTTATTTAGAATTAATAAAATCAGTCATAATCTGACTGTTTTTATATTGTTTATATTTGAAAGTAATTCTCTTACCTTCATAATTAAGGCAACTAGATAAACCATAAACCCAACCCGCGTTGGATTCTGTTTTAACTTCTGTGCCGTCATCAAACATAAAAATGTAACGTGGATTTCCGTTGATGGAATTTTTTCCTCTTTTACATTCTATGCAATCTCTAATTGCGATATGTTTATTAGTCATTTTTATTTTCTCCAAAATAGTTAAATGTTTATATGTAGATTCTATATGAATACATCTTATATGTACAGCAATTTTTAAATTGATTTACAGTTTATTTCTTACTCTTTAAACTTCTTATCTCATGGCAAAGCTTGAGAGCAATTTTTGGCAAGAAGTCAAAAAGAAAACCCAACAATTTCAATGGGTCCGGCTTGAGTCGTGGGCAGGTCAAGGCGTTCCGGATTTGCTCGGCACGACAAAAGAGGGGAAGTTTTTCACGGTTGAATTAAAAGTAACAAAAAGCAACCGAGTGAATATCTCACCTCATCAAATAGCCTTTCATAAATCTAGGAAAAAATCGCCCTCTTTTTTCTTAGTAAAGTCCCTCGTCCATGGGCAGTCTAAAAAATCTCAGATATATCTAATTCCTTCGTCCCTTGTGGATTTGCTCATCAATGATGGTCTTGTGGCTTTCTCGCCCCTTGTGGATTGGGATGATCTTGTGACTAAGCTTGATCAACTTGTGGCTTGATTTGTCAAAGGTCCATCGTCCATCGTCCATCGTCCATCGTCCATGGTCGTTTTACTGGCACAAATTAATTTATAAATAACGTGACTTCTCTTATATAAGTCTGTATGATGGACACATACATTTAATTTTTAAACAGGAGAAAACAAATGGAAACACTAGAAA